CGACGATTTGTCAGGCAAAGTTATCTTCATTCCGTGCTTGGCCAGGAATTCCTTAAAGGTGATGAAATTAAAGTTGGAATACTCTTCTTTCACACTACCTTTGAAGTCATCTCCATAAGTTAGTGCCGCAACGCACGAACGAAAATTTTCAGCATCGGGATATTGTTCGAAAAATCCCATTCGCACATACAAAGACCCTGCAGTACCATTAACATTAACAGTCAAATTATTACCAGACGTGTTCATGTTGTAAGCCATCAACATTGTTCCATTATAATCAATCAATGGATGAACAATGTCAACAATGGCATTTCGCATTACCAAAATGTCCTCAGCACTGTAATTACAGACTTCAGCAATTTCAACAAACGAAAGCCACACTGCACGTGTCACTTGAGAATTCATCCGAACATCATATTTCGAATAATCCCAAGCAATCACTTTGTTGTTTGTGGAGTACTTCTTAACGTGCTCCATCATCTCCTGCCATTGTGGAGAAAAAGCATTTACACCAACTGCACTCTCCGATAACAAAGGATTCAAAGATAGAAGCCTAGCAATCGGGAGAAAGTACTTACGAATCAAAAGGCTCAGCGCAACAGCTCCAGCCTGAAAAACACGCACTTTCTCAGAATCAACAGGTGTAGGTTCGTCCTTCAACGTTGCCGTTGTGACGGGATATGCTCTCTCGCCTCGTTTCCACGCTTCAAAGATGCGCTTCACTTCAGCTTGAATGACAGGATCAGGTATGCGGTCTACAAGTACTCCATCCTTGAGTACATCTTCAAACCATCTATTCTTAGGTCCAAAGATCGGATAACCCATACCTGTTTTCATCGGGAGTGCATCCAAAAATCGCACTCCCGGAACTCCCATAATAGCCTCCTTATCCGTAAGTGGCCGTATGCCTTCTTTCGCATTCATTTTCTTGGCAAACTCCAAAATTGGTTTTATCCAATCCTGTCTAGCTCGCTCAAGTTTCGACGGAAGAAAACACCCACTTGGGTTAACAATGTGTTCCAGCGTCGCATTGAAAGCCTTCCAATTAGGCTTCAAGCGTGGTGCGCCCCAATGATTAACCACGGAAAAGTGCTCCGCGACATGATCCGATAATATAGACTTTTCTACTTTACTGGATGCGCTTGCGCGCAACCGAGTAGAACCAATAACGTCTACATACGCATCATTCGTCATTTCCTTGACAAACACAGCATGCGGGTGAACATCAGAAGAAGCAACAACAATCTTACCGTATTGCTCCTCTGGTATATCAGCCGCTTCTGCAGATAGCTCCACACCAGGTTTGGATTTCAAAGAATCAAGCATATCATCATACAATTTCTTAGTCA